CCCGATGCCCTCGAAGCCCAGATCAAGGAGCGCATCAAGCGGTTACTGAACGCCGACATTATAGATGTAACCCCCACCGGCATGGACCTCGACGAGGAATTGGGCGTCTACACGCGCAACGTGACCCCACCCGTCGCAGATGACGAAGAAGCCGAAGAAGAGGGCGAAGAAGAGGGCGAAGAAGCCTAATGGCGCAGCGCGGTCGGCCCAACATCAAGACAATCAACGAGATTAGCCTAGCTGATCTGCCTAAAATCCTGCCTATGTTACCTGTACACGAGCAGGAGAAGCTGCTGGCCGAGTTGGAGAAGCTCCAAGAGCTTAAGACCAAGAAGCTGGCGCAGGACAAGTTCCTGAAGTTCGTGGAACAGGTTTGGCCGACATTCATAGGAGGTAGGCACCATGCGAAAATGGCTGATGCGTTCGAGCGTGTCGCAAGGGGCGAGTGCAAGCGGCTCATTATTAACATGCCGCCTCGTCACACAAAGTCCGAGTTCGCATCTTACCTCCTCCCCGCGTGGTTCTTGGGCAAGTATCCCCATAAGAAGATTATCCAATGCTCGCACACGGCAGAACTCGCTGTAGGCTTCGGTCGTAAGGTACGTAACCTTGTAGATACGGACGCCTACCGTAACGTATTCCCCGACCTTGTTCTGGCCTCGGACTCCAAGGCGGCTGGCCGATGGAACACAAGTAAGGGCGGGGATTACTTTGCTATCGGTATCGGTGGTGCCGTGACCGGTAAGGGTGCTGACGTGCTCATCATCGACGACCCGCACTCAGAGCAGGAAGCTGCTATCGCGGAAGTTAACCCAGATATCTACGACAAAACGTACGAATGGTACACCTCAGGACCTCGTCAGCGTCTCCAGCCGGGCGGTGCCATTGTGGTCGTGATGACGCGGTGGTCGAAGCGCGACCTAACCGGGCAGATTCTCAAGGACGCAGCGGCCAACGACAGCATCGGTGAGTGGGAAGTTATTGAATTTCCAGCAATTCTTCCTTCGGAGAAGCCACTGTGGCCTGAGTTCTGGGAGCTAGACGAGCTTGAGAAGGTTAAGCGCGACGTCCCCAACAGCAAGTGGATGGCGCAGTACCAGCAGAACCCCATCTCCGAGTCGGCTGCTATCGTCAAACGTGAGTGGTGGCAGGAGTGGCCCAAGGAAACGCCACCTCAGTGCGACTTTATCCTCATGGCATGGGATACGGCCTTCGAGAAAACGCAGCGTGCCGACTATTCAGCGTGCACGACATGGGGTGTATTTTACCATCCTGACGACACGGGCACTGAACAGGCCAATATCATCCTCCTAAACGCCTTCCGAGACCGCATGGAGTTCCCACAGCTTAAACAAATGGCAGTCGAGGAGTATAAAGAGTGGGACCCGGACAGTGTGATAATCGAGAAAAAGGCTTCCGGTGCACCTTTGATCTACGAGATGAGGGCGATGGGGATTCCGGTACAAGAGTTTACACCTACACGGGGGAACGACAAAATCTCCCGCTTGAACGCTGTGAGCGATCTGTTTGCCTCTGGACGGGTATGGGCACCTGCAACTCGGTGGGCCGAAGAAGTAATTGATGAAGTAGCTGAATTTCCCGCAGGTAGCCATGATGACTACGTCGATACGGTGTCTATGGCGATGCACAGGTTCCGTCGTGGGGGCTATGTGACTACTACGCTAGACGAACCGGACGAAATCCAGTATTTCAGGTCAAACCGTAATCAGGGGTATTATTAATGGACATCGACAAGGCCCTCAACCAAGCACCGCTTGGCCTTTCACCCGAAGATATGATGGGCCGCGAGCCTGACATTGAGATTGAGATTGAAGACCCGGAGGAAGTAACGATCCGTACCGGCGATATGGAGATCGAGATCGACCCCGATGCGGAGGAAGACGACGGCTTTAATGACAACTTGGCCGAAACCCTTGATGAAGGCCAGCTTACGCAGCTTGCGGGCGACCTGTTGGGTGAGTTTGAGGAAGATTTGTCGAGCCGCAAGGACTGGATTCAGACTTATGTAGACGGGCTTGAGCTTCTGGGGATGAAGGTTGAGGACCGGACTGAGCCTTGGCCCGGTGCATGCGGTGTATACCACCCGCTGCTGAGCGAAGCGCTCGTCAAGTTCCAAGCTGAGACCATGATGGAGACGTTTCCGGCAGCAGGACCGGTGCGTACGGAGATTGTAGGCAAGGAAACGCCTGAGAAGCGCGATGCCGCTACGCGTGTCCAAGCCGATATGAATTACCAGTTGACCGATGTGATGGTCGAGTATCGCCCTGAACATGAGCGCATGCTGTGGGGGTTGGGCCTCGCAGGAAACGCGTTCAAGAAGGTGTACTACGACCCATCACTCGGTCGTCAGGCGTCGATGTATATCCCGGCAGAAGATGTCGTGGTTCCTTATGGCGCGTCCAGCTTGGAAGTCGCTGGGCGTGTCACCCATGTGATGCGGAAGACCCCGAACGAGCTTAAAAAGCTCCAAGCGTCGGGCTTTTACCGTGATATAGACCTGCCTGAGCCGACTGATACGCTCGATGACATCGAGAAGGCTATCGCTGAGAAGATGGGCTTCCGAGCTTCGTCTGACGACCGGTACAAGCTGCTCGAAATGCACGTCGATTTGGTCCTGCCAGATGACGAATTTGCCGTAGACGAGGCTGAAGCTGAGATTGCCGTCCCTTATGTCGTGACCATGGACAAGGCGACCGAGACGATTCTGTCCATTCGTCGTAACTGGGACCCTGAGGATGACCTTAAAAAGAAACGCAACCACTTCGTACATTATGGATACGTTCCGGGCTTTGGCTTCTACGCTTTTGGCCTTATTCACCTTGTCGGTGCTTTTGCTAAGTCTGGTACCAGCCTTATTCGGCAGCTTGTTGATGCTGGTACTCTATCTAACCTCCCGGGTGGCTTCAAAACTAAGGGTCTGAGGGTCAAGGGTGACGACACGCCGATTGCGCCTGCTGAATGGCGCGATGTGGACGTGGCCAGCGGTACGATGCGTGATAATATCATGCCGTTGCCCTATAAGGAGCCGAGCCAAGTCCTGTACTCGCTTCTGGGTACCATCGTAGAAGAAGGCCGTCGCTTTGCCGGGGCTGCTGATATGAAGATCAGCGACATGTCTGGGCAGGCACCTGTCGGTACCACGCTGGCAATTCTTGAGCGCACGCTCAAGTCCATGTCTGCTATCCAAGCGCGCATCCACTATTCGATGAAGCGGGAGTTCCAGCTTCTTAAGGGTATCATCCGGGATTACACACCCGACACTTACGACTACGAGCCGGTCGAAGGTAGCCGCATGGCTAAGCAGTCTGACTATGACTTGGTCACGGTCATTCCTGTTAGCGACCCCAACGCTGCGACAATGGCGCAGAAGATCGTCCAGTATCAGGCGGTCCTCCAGTTGGCGCAGGGTGCGCCGCAGCTTTATGACATGCCCTTCTTACACCGTCAGATGCTCGAAGTGCTTGGCATCCAGAACGCCGAGAAGCTCGTACCGCTCAAGGATGGTGACGAGATGAAGCCGCGTGACCCTGTGTCTGAGAACATGGACATCATCAACGGTAAGCCGGTCAAGGCGTTCATCTACCAAGACCATGAAGCCCATATTCAGGTGCACATGAACGCGATGCAAGACCCCAAGGTTGCGCAGCTTATGGGCCAGAACCCCAACGCGCAGGCTATGCAGGCTGCCATGCAGGCTCATATAGCAGAACACTTGGCCTTCGAGTATCGTCGTCAGGTCGAAGAGCAGGCCGGTGTGCCGATGCCTCCGCCAAATGCTGAGATGGACGAGAACACCGAGCTTGCAATCTCTCGTCTGGCTGCCGCTGCCTCGTCGCAGTTGCTTCAGAAGAACCAAGCCGAAGCTCAACAGCAGCAGAACCAGCAGATGCAGCAGGACCCAATCGTCCAGATGCAGATGGCTGAGCTTGAGATTAAGAAGGGCGAACTCGAACTCAAGAAGCAGAAGCTACAGATTGATGCGGCTGAGAAAAACGACCGCCTCGAACTTGAGCAGAAGCGCATCGAGTCGCAAGAAGAAATCGCTGGCCTCCAAGTTGGGGCCAAGATGGCAACGGATAAGGCTAACCTGTCCGCCAAGGAGCAGATGGAAGGACTTCGTGTCGGCGTGGAAGTCGCCCGCGAACAGTTCCGTGACGCAAAAACCCCTGTTTCCCCAACCCAGCAACCGAAGGAACTTGAATGAGAAACGATGTTCTAAAACACATCGCTGATAAAATCCAAGAAGAGATCACGGTCATGAGCGACGACCTCGCTCGTGGCGGTGCTAAGGATCACGGCGATTACAAATATGCCTGCGGTATCATCCGTGGGTTGATGATGGCAACCAGCGTCCTTGCGGACACTGCACAGCGCTTGGAGAACGACGATGACTGATCTCGTTGACCTGTCCGGACGTCCCATCCCCAAGGTGGGTGCAGCCCCTGAGCTTGCCTTTGAAGACCGCGCTAAGCAGCTTCCTGAGCCTTCTGGTTATCGCATCCTGTGCGCTATCCCTGAGATTGAGAAGACGACTGAGGGCGGCATCATCAAAGCCGACGTCACCATCCACCACGAAGAAATGCTCGCCACAGTGCTCTATGCCGCAAAGCTCGGTCCGGACTGCTATGCTGACGAGAAACGCTTCCCAAGCGGTCCTTGGTGCAAGGAAGGTGACTTCATTCTCGTGCGTCCGCATGCGGGCACGCGCATCGTAATTCATGGCCGTCAATTCCGTATTATCAATGATGATGCGGTTGAAGGCGTCGTGGAAGACCCTCGCGGGATTTCTCGCGGGTAAAAACGGGTAACCGTACAAAGGAGAAGTAATATGGCATCAGAGCCAAATGAAGACGATTTCCAGTGGGAAGTCGAAGAAGATACCCCTGTTTCCGACGAAGGCAACGAGCCTGATATTGATGTAGAAGACGATACCCCCGAGGCAGACCGTGGGCGCGAGCCTATGCCGAAGGAAGTCGTTGACGAGCTTGAGGCTGACGAACTCGAAGAATACTCCGAGAAAGTCAAAATCCGCCTTAAGCAGATGAAGAAGGTCTGGCACGACGAGCGCCGTGAGAAAGAACGGCTCCAGCGTGAACAGAACGAAGCTTTGAGCGCTGCTCAGCGGCTTCTTGAAGAGAACCGCAAGCTGAAGTCCACCCTATCTGAGGGTGAACAGACGTTGGTTGGTAGCTTCAAGCAGAACGCTGAGTTCGAAGTGGAGAAGGCCCGGCGTGAGTATCGTGACGCGATTGAGGCTGGTGACACAGACCGCCAGTTGGACGCCCACGAGAAGCTGACCTCGGCCCAGTATAAGCTTCAACAGCTTGCGGGCTATCGTCCTACTTTACAAGACGTAGAGGAAGATGTACAACCCAACCAACCGCAGGTGCAAATCCCGCGACCAGACCAGAAAACTGTTGCGTGGCAAGAGCGCAATACGTGGTGGGGTACTGATCCGGAGATGACTGCATCGGCACTTGGGCTTCATCAGAAGCTTGAGAAAGAACGTGGTCCGCAGTTTGTGGGCACCGACGAATATTGGGGCGCTATCGACACAACGATGCGTCGTCGTTTTCCGGAATATTTCGGAGACGAGTCCAAAGCGACCGAAGGCACTGCGAAGGCTCAACGCGCCTCGAAACCTGCCAATGTAGTCGCGCCAGCTTCCCGAAGTACGTCCTCCAAAAAGATTGTACTAAAACAGTCTCAGCTAGCGATAGCTAAGAAACTGGGCTTAACCCCCGAGCAATATGCTCGTGAATTTGCGAAGATGGAGCGTTAAAATGGCAGAAGTAAGAACAGCACGTGAGCACGAAGATCGTACAAGCACGAAACGACCTGAGTCGTGGGCACCAGCAGCAGGGCTTCCTGAGCCTGATAAGCAGCCCGGGTACTCATATAAGTGGATTCGTACTTCAACGATGGAGCAGTCAGACGCCAAAAACGTCTCAGCCAAGTTCCGCGAGGGATGGGAACCGGTACGGATTGAAGAGCAGCCCAAGCTCGCCTTTCTAGCCGATCCTAATAGCCGCTTTAAGGACAGCATTGAAATGGGCGGGTTGTTGCTTTGCAAAATCCCGACTGAGTTTATGGTTCAACGGAAGCGTTATTTCGCTGACAAGAACCGCGCTCAGATCGAGTCTGTAGACAATAACTTCATGCGTGAGAACGACGCTCGTATGCCTCTCTTCCGTGAGAAGAAGTCATCGACGTCATTTGGTAAAGGCAAATAAGCTAGGAGCTTAGAAACATGGCATATCCTTCTGTTTCAGCCCCCTACGGGCTGATCCCGATCAATTTGATCGGTGGGCAGGTTTTTGCAGGTGCTACGCGTCAAATTCCTATTGCGACCAACTCTTCGACAGCCATTTATTATGGTGACGTTGTGAAGCTGGCCGACACGGGTACTTTGGCAAAGGACACCGGCACAACTGCCGCCACGCCAGTCGGCGTGTTCCTTGGTTGCTCGTACACCGATCCGGTGTTCGGGAAGACCTTCCGTCAGTACTACCCCGGTACGACGAACATCACCGACGTTGTTGCATACGTGCAAGACGATCCGGATGCTCTGTTCAAGTGTGCCGTCGTTAATGGTCAGAGCACCACGATCAGCTACGTGAACCGCACTTCGGTCGGTAACAACGCTGTCTTGGCTCAGAACACAGGTTCGACCATCACTGGCAACTCGCAGGTGGCAATCACTTCCGCGACTAACACCACTTCCACGTGGCCAATTCGCGTTATTGATGTTGTTCCCGAAACTGCTTTGGCAGGTAACCCCGGTTCTTACACCGAAGTTATCGTCAAGTGGAATCAGGGGATGCACCAGTATCTCAACCCAACTGGCGTGTAAGGAGACTGACTAATGGCAATTTCACGCGCACAACTCCTTAAGGAGCTATTGCCCGGTCTGAACGCTTTGTTTGGTCTGGAATACGCACGCTACGGCGAAGAGCACAAAGAGATTTTCGAAACCGAAAGCTCTGAGCGTTCGTTCGAAGAAGAAACGAAGCTGTCGGGTTTCTCCGCTGCTCCGGTCAAGAACGAAGGTTCTGCTATCGCCTATGACAACGCGCAGGAAGTCTTCACTGCTCGCTACAACCACGAAACGATTGCCCTCGGGTTCTCGCTCACGGAAGAAGCGATTGAAGATAACTTGTACGACTCTTTGTCGTCGCGTTACACAAAGGCTTTGGCTCGTGCCATGGCGTACACCAAGCAGACTAAGGCTGCTGCAATCCTGAACAATGGCTTCGACACCGACTATGCCGGTGGCGACGGTCAACCACTGTTCTCGGCTTCGCACCCGCTCGTCTCTGGTGGCACCAACTCGAACATCCCAACCACACCTGCTGATTTGAATGAAACGTCGCTTGAAGCGGCTGTCATTCAGATTGCTGCGTGGACGGATGAACGTGGCCTGCTCATCGCGGCTAAACCGCGTAAGCTGGTAGTTCCGCCAAGCCTGATGTTCGTTGCAACACGCCTCCTCGAAACCGAACTTCGCGTTTCGACGGCTGACAACGACATCAACGCGATTAAGTCGAATGGCTCGATCCCAGAAGGTTACACCGTTAACCACTTCTTGACCGACACGGATGCGTGGTTCCTGACCACCGACGTGCCAAATGGCCTGAAGCACTTCGTTCGTACGCCCATGCAGAACAGCATGGACGGTGACTTTGATACGGGCAACGTCCGTTACAAGGCCCGCGAGCGTTATAGCTTCGGCTGGTCCGATCCACTCGGCATGTACGGTTCCGAAGGCGCTGCCTAAGGAAACAGGGGGAGGGGAAGTGGGAAACTACTTCCCCTCTTTTCTTTTAGGTGTTATACCTACGCATCTAGGTGATTAATTCGTACCGACTGCCCTAGCAGACATAGTAGAGACGGTGCGAACAAGTGCTACTACACGGAGATTTATAATGGCTAACACAACTTTCAATGGTCCAGTCCGTTCTGAAAACGGCTTCCAGACCATCTCGGTTAACGCTTTGACCGGCACTGTAACCGTTGACGCCACTTTTGGCGCAGCTACCCAAGTAACTAGCTTGGCCGCTACCGGCAACATCACTGCTGACAGCGCTTCTGCACTCGTCGCTGGTGGTGCCTCTGCGTTCATCGCAACCAACACTGCTGCTGGTATGGGTATCTATGTCGGTTCTGGCGCTCCAACCGTGGCTGCTGCCAAGGGTTCGCTCTACCTGCGCAGCGATGGTTCGGGTACCGGCGACCGTGCGTATATCAATACGAATGGCTCGACCACGTGGACCGCACTGACGACCGCAGCTTAATCGGTAACCTCTAAAAAGGAGAAATCCGATGGCAATGCAAACTGACGTCAAATCCACCAAGCCGCTTGCGGCAACCGGTGTGTTCAAGACCCAAACCAATGCTGATTGCACGTTCCGTACCCGTATCAAGGGCGTCTACGCCGTATGCGGTACTTCGGCAGGTTCTGTCGTCATTACAGACGGCGACGGTGGGAGCACGCTCCTAACGGTTGATACCCCGACGGTAGCGAACGCTGGTTCGGTCTATTTCCTTGTGCCGGATCAGGGCATCCTTGCAGAAAACGGTTTATACGCTACTGTGACTAACACGGCGTCAACCGTCATTTTCTATGGGTGATATATGCAAGCACAAAAAGGTTACGATTTAGCAGGTAAGAGCATCTTCATTGCTCTGCCTGCCTACGACTTCAAGGTCTCCTTGAAGCTGGCGATTTCGCTGGCTCGGTTCACTCAGGTGGCTGGCCAGCATGGCATTGCGGTACAGATTGGCAGCATCTGCGGATGTTCTGTCGTCTCCCGCGCTCGTAACCTGCTTGTTCAAGACATGCTGGAATCCACCTGCGACTATCTGCTCTTCATCGACAGCGACATCAACTTTGAGCCGGAACACATCTTCCGTCTTATGGCTTGGGGTACTGACCCGAAGAAGGGCATCGTCGCAGGTGTTCCACGCACACGTAGCGAAAACAAGGTCTACATCGCTGACCTTGACTACGACGAGAACCACGAACTGACCATGAACGGCATGGGTCTGGTACGTGGTAAGCGCGTTGCGACCGCCTTTATGCTGGTTCGCCGCGAAGTATTCGAGCAGATGGCTGCTGCTAACCCCGAGTGGGTCTATAAGGATCAGCGCTCAGACCGCATGATCCCCTGCCTCTTTGATTTCAAACTCACCGAAGAGGGCTACATGGGCGAGGACTTCTTGTTCTGCGACCGTGCCCGCGAAATCGGTTTCGAGGTTTGGATCGACCCCAGTATTCAACTTGGTCACATGGGCGTACAGGAATATGAAGGCTGCTTCGGCACCGACGTACTCTATCCAATGCTCGCCCCAACACAGAAGGAAGCAGCATAATGGGTATTAAGCTGGGTGATATTTCGCCGGTCGCAGGAGCGATAAGCGGTAAAGGTATGTTCGGTAAAGGACTGGCCAAGCTGAATGATGCGCTCGGCCCTATGGCGGGTCTGGGACCACGCATGGCAGCTTCGGCACAGAAGAAAGACGCCCGACGTGCAGCAACCGCCGCAGAACTGGCGGAAATGCGTAAAGCCGACTTTGACGCTAAGATGCGTAGCGCATCTGGTATGAAAAAGGGTGGTATGGCCAAGAAGAGCGACATTAAACAAGACAAGGCTATGATCGCCGCAGCCGTACATAAGCACGAGCGCGCCAAACATAAGGGCCAGCCACTGACCAAGATGGCCAAGGGTGGCTCCACTGCCTCCAAGCGCGCCGACGGCTGCGCGACCAAGGGCAAAACCAAAGGAAGGTTTGTGTAATGGCTGATAAACCGAAAACTACTTATCTAAAACCTGTAGCTCCAAAAGAGGGATACCGTCGTGGCTTTGAGCCTCGCCCCGGTGAAAGTGATGCCGCCCGTTTGAAGCGCGAACTGGAAGAACTCAAGCGTCGTGCCAAAGGTAGGGCTAGTGGTGCCAATTATGACCACTATAACAACGCCGCTGGGGGAGCTATCGGCAAGCCGAAGCCCATGCCCATGCCACTACCAAAAGACCCGACCAAAACACCGCCTAAGAGTGGTGTAAAGAAGATGGCTGCTGGTGGCTCCGCCTCCAAGCGCGCCGACGGCTGCGCAACCAAGGGTAAGACGAAAGGGCGTTTTGTCTGATGGCTAAGACACCTGCTTGGACCCGCAAGGAAGGGAAGAATCCCAAAGGTGGCCTCAATGCCAAAGGCCGTGCGTCGGCCAAGGCACAGGGCATGAACCTCAAACCTCCAGTTTCGGCCAAGCAGGCCAAGAAGTCCCCCAAGTCCGCCGCACGACGTAAAAGCTTTTGTGCTCGGATGTCAGGGATGCCGGGACCGATGAAAGACGAGAAAGGTCGTCCAACACGTAAAGCTCTGTCGCTCCGTAAGTGGGATTGCTGACATGGAGATGATGCTATGGAACATCGTACTGAGCGTAGTGGTGGCGGTTATGGGATTCTTCCTTAAGGGGAAGATCGACGAGTTGGATCGTCTCGGCATCCTACTCAACAAGACCCGTGAAGAAATCGCCCGCGAGCATGTGACTCGTGCGGAGATGAACACACTGGTTGATAAGTTAGGAGACCGGTTCGACCGGGCCTTCGAGCGCCTTGAAGCTAAAGTTGAAGAGATTGGAAGGACGAAGTCATGATGGATAAGAAGAAAAAGTCGATGCCCCCGCAGCCAACTGCTGCTGAGCGCGCAGCGGATGCTAAGTTCCGTAAGTCCGTAAAGGACCTCAAAGTTACGCCTGCACAGGGTAAGGTAATCGACAGCGCAAACCGTTCCGAAGGTCCGGGCTATAAAAAGGGTGGCAAAATGGCACCCAAGTTCGGCGCTGCAATGGTGAAGAAGTCTGCCGACACCAAGGGTCGTGCAATGGTCAAGAAGGCCGGTGGCGGCAAATGCTACGCTTCGGGTGGCTCAGTTTCCTCTGCTTCCAAGCGTGCCGACGGTTGCGCTACCAAGGGTAAGACCAAGGGCAAGATGTTGGCGATGGGTGGCATGGCTGGCTACAAGCGCGGTGGGAAAACCTGCTAATGCGTGCCTGTCGGGGTATGGGGATCATGAATCCCTCTAAAATGCCGGGGGCGAAGACAATTCGTCGGAAGGATAACCCCGACGAGGTAAAGGTCTATGCCAAGGGTGGTGAGTCCAAGGTCAATGAGGCCGGAAACTACACGAAGCCCGGTATGCGCAAGTCTTTATTTAACGCAATCAAAGCGGGTGGTAAAGGCGGCGCACCGGGCCAGTGGTCAGCCCGTAAGGCACAAATGCTGGCGATGCAGTATAAGAAGAAGGGTGGCGGCTACAAGTGAGCGGACTTGCTAAATCCCAGCAGAGCCTGAAGAATTGGACCAAGCAGAAGTGGCGGACCAAGAGCGGTAAGCCATCGACGCAAGGGTCCAAGGCGACAGGTGAGCGGTACCTACCAGAGAACGCGATAAAGTCTCTGTCTCCTGCTGAATATGCAGCGACGACAAAGGCCAAGCGGGCTGGTAAGGCCAAGGGTAAGCAGTTCGTGAAGCAGCCTAAGACCATCGCAAAGAAGACGAAGGGGTTCAGGTAATGGCACTTAAACCAACCGATAAAAAAGCTAATCCCGGATTAGCTAAACTACCTACAGACGTGCGCAATAAAATGGGCTATGCGAAGAAGGGTGGTAGTACAAAGTTCATCCAAAAAGCGATCAAGAAGCCCGGCGCACTCCGTGCGGAGCTTGGCGTTAAGAAGGGTGAGAAAATCCCAGCAGGAAAACTTGCCAAAGCTGCCAAAGCCCCCGGCAAGTTAGGCCAGCGTGCGCGGTTCGCTCAACTCTTGAAGGGTTTCAAGAAAGGTAAGTAATGACCACAAGCGGCACTTCAGCATTTAACCTGAACCTTAACGAACTCGTTGAGGAAGCGTTCGAGCGCTGTGGTGCCGAGCTTCGGACGGGCTATGACCTGCGTACGGCGCGGCGCAGCCTGAACCTGCTTACGATTGAGTGGGCAAACCGTGGTATTAACCTGTGGACCATCGAGCAAGGCTCAATCCCCATGGTGCAGGGGCAGATTGTCTACGACCTTCCTGTAGATACCATCGACCTGCTTGACCATGTGATCCGTACGCAGACTGGCCAAGGCCAGACGGATATCAACATTACCCGTATCAGTATAGACACATACTCTACGATCCCGAACAAGAACGCTCAAGGGCGTCCTATCCAAGTTTGGATCAATCGCCAGTCAGGTGCGACTGAGCCGGTATCCGGCGTGGCTTACCCTCAAATCAACGTCTGGCCCGCCCCTGAGCAGTCGGACTACTACACGTTCGTCTACTGGCGGCTTCGCCGTATTCAGGATGCTGGCAACGGTATCACGACGCAGGACATCCCGTTCCGCTTCCTGCCGTGCATGGTAGCTGGTTTGGCATATCATCTGTCGAAGAAAATCCCCGGCGCGCTTGAGCGCAGCCAGATGCTCAAGATGGAATATGAAGAGTTGTGGCAGCAAGCTGCCGACGAGGACCGTGAAAAGGCGTCGTTGCGCATCGCACCGCGTCAGATGTTCTATTAAGGAGACAGCATGCCAAATAGGTTTGCCTCCGGTAAATGGGCAATTTCGCAGTGTGACCGCTGCGGGTTCCGCTATAAGCTAAAGCAGCTTCGGCGTCTCGTCATCAAGACGAAGAACGTCAATATACTCGTGTGCCCATCGTGCTGGGAACCAGACCAACCGCAGCTTCAACTTGGTATGTATCCGGTCGATGACCCTCAGGCGCTGCGTAACCCGCGCCCTGACACGACATATTACCAAGGCGGCTTGACTGGCCTCCAAGAAGAAACACAGGGCGAAGTGCCCAACGAAAACGTGCTGGCGTTCGGTACACCGTCAGGTGGTAGCCGTGTAATCCAGTGGGGGTGGAACCCTGTCGGCCTGAATGATCCTTTGGGTTTGTCCGGCCTTGTAAATGTGCTATTAGCACAAGGTGACGTAGGCACCGTAACTGTTCAGACGGAGAATTAAAATGGCTAAAGGTGGCAAGACGAATAAGCAGATGCTGAATTTGGGCCGTAATCTGGCGAAGATTGCGAACCAGAAGAGCGGCAGCAAGCCGAAGAAGGACATGGGAAAGGTCAATAAAAATGGCTGAGATGAAGAAGATGCCTCAGGTCTATACACAGGCCGACCTCGGCAATAACGGCTACCCAAACAAGGTCGCCAACACCCAGACGCTGAAGACTCGCGGTACGGGTGCGGCTACTAAAGGTACGCACAGCAGCAAGAAGATGGGCTAATGAACTACGCTGAACTGTTCGAGACGATAAAGGGGTACGTCGAAAACGACTTCCCCAATACCTCATGGACCGACTCTGCCGGTTCCGGCACGGTGACGTTTACGTCTACCGAACAGATCAACACGTTCATTCAGCAGGCCGAGCAGCGTATCTTCAACACGGTCCAGCTTCTGGACCTGCGCAAGAACGTGACCGGTAACGTCACTTCGGGGAACAAGTACCTTTCGGTGCCCTCCGACTGGCTTGCTAACTTCTCGCTGGCCGTGATCGACGGTGATGGGAATTACGAATATCTGCTGAACAAGGATGTGAACTTCATCCGGCAGGCGTACCCCAACCCGAACGATCAGGGTCTCCCATATTGCTACGCCTATTTCGACGAGAACTCGTACATCCTAGGGCCAACGCCAGACGCGAACTACGCAGTCGAACTACATTACTTCTACTACCCACAGTCCATTGTGGAAGCTGGTACGTCTTGGTTGGGTGATAACTTCGACAGCGCGCTGCTTTACGGTTCGTTGTTGGAAGCCTATACCTACATGAAGGGCGAGGCGGATGTCATTGCTGGTTACCAGAAACGGTACGAAGAGGCGATGGGTCTGCTCAAACAACTTGGCGACGGCAAGAACCGTCAGGACATGTATCGTTCTGGCCAAGTTCGGTATCCTGTGAGGTAGTATGTTTAACGGTTTAAACGATGTCGGAAGTGTGATGGTCATGGCGACCGAAGGACGTGGTTTCACGCCTGAGGAAACTGCTGAGCGCGCTCTCGACAAAATCATTTATGTGGGCAGTCAGGCACACCCTGCTATCCGCGATCAGGCCGAAGCCTTCAAAGACAGCATCCGTCAGGTGCTCGTTCACTACATGCACGAGGCTGTGCGGTCCCATAACGTAACTCTGGTTAATAAATTCAAGCAGGCGGGTCACCCAGAGTTGATTCCGATCCTCGACGCATAAGGAGGCCATTAGATGCCAATCACACAAGCAATGTGCACCAGCTTTAAGGCCGAGCTTATGCTGGCCGTGCACGATTTCCGCGCTACCGGTGGCGACACCTTCAAGCTGGCGCTGTATACCTCGTCCGCTTCATTGGACGCTAACACCACGGCGTATAGCTCGTCGAACGAAGTTTCGTCTTCTGGCACCAACTACACCGCTGGCGGTGGTTCGCTGACCAACCTTGGTGTTGTGACGTCGAACAACACGTCTTCGACGGGTACCGGCTTCACCGACTTCTCGGACCTGACCTTCGCCAACGCGACGATTACGGCTCGTGGAGCGCTGATCTATAACAGCACGCCTTCGGCTAACTCGAACGCCAACACCACGCTGACCAATGCGGCTGTGGCTGTGCTGGACTTCGGGTCGGACAAGACCTCGACGAACGGTGACTTCACCATCATCTTCCCGACGGCAACCAACACCACTGCTATTATCCGGATCGCCTAATGCCTCTTGTTCTCGCTGATCGTGTCCGCGACACCACCACTACGACTGGTACTGGCACGGTAACGCTCAGCGGGACCGCACCTACTGGCTATCAGAATTTCTCGGTAATTGGGAACGGCAACACCACCTATTACACGATTAACGCAGGTTCTCAGTGGGAAGTCGGCATCGGGACCTATTCGTCCACTGGACCTACGCTTTCCCGCACGATTGTGCTTTCTTCCAGTTCCAGTGGGTCGTTGGTAAACTTCTCTGCTGGCACTAAGGACGTCTTCGTGACCTACCCCTCAGGGGAGTCCGTATATCAAGACGGGACAGCGATTGCGGCAGGCACCTCCATCCTTGGGGTCACCAACGGTGGTACGGGTACCAACACTACTTTCACGTCAGGGTCGGTCGTCTTCGCTGGTGCGTCCGGTGTTTATTCGCAGGATAACGCAAACCTGTTCTGGGACGACAGCAACAACCGCCTCGGTATTGGCAACACGACTCCCGGTTATAGGCTCGAAGTCACGGGTGACCTTCGCCTCGGTAGTGGTGGCGACCTCCGTCTAGGGTCTGCAACAGGCACGACCACTTCTGCTGGCGATAGTTCGATCTTCAGCGACGCCAATGACATGAACTTCAGTGTTGGCAGCAATATTCGGATGTACATCGCCAACGGCGGCAACGTGGGTATCGGCAACACTGGCCCCACCTACCGGCTCGACGTCTCCTCGGCAGACACAACTGCTGGACTTGGCTATGCTATGCGCATCCGCGCCAACGCAACGGCAGCGGGCGGCGCGTTCCAGTTCACCGACAGCGGCGCTACGGCGCAGTGGGGCTACTTGGCTGCTACGTCCACCTCGGTGACCTTGGATTGTTCGTCCGCAGGTTCGGTCGTTTTTCGCACCAACGGTAGCGAGCGTATGCGCATCACCAGCGCGGGCGACGTCGGGGTTGGCACGACGACACCAACATTCCGTCTGGTAGCCGCAAATACCAACTTTGATGGTGTGGGTCTGGGTAGTTCTAGCACCTATTCGTTCGCAACTCTTGGCGGGTATTTTAGCAGCACTGCTGGGGCTGCGCAGATTGGATATGAGCGTTCAACCGGCGCGTTTGTTTTTGGTAACGGGACACGCGATGTCCCCACAGAGCGCATGCGGATTGATAGCAGCGGTAATGTCGGGATCGGCACCACCAATCCAAACTACAAGCTCGAAGTCTTCGGCAGCCCAGCATGGATGAGAAACTTTGCTGGCACCCCGTCGTCCCCAACTGAGACGCAGGATTGGCCAGTTGCGGCGTTCAACGTGGCGTCTTACGGTGACTTCAGTTTGCAGACCATGATGGCGTTCACGCTGCCGAACGATGGGAACTATTTTCTCGGCTACGGCGTTTGGAACTTCAAGCTTGATCAGACCGCAAGCTCGACCACTTCGTCAGGTGTTAACGGCATGCAGTTTGGTGGCCCCGGCTATCTCGCGTTCATGCCCGGCACCAGCGAGAAAGCGCGCATTACCAGCGCGGGATACCTTCTTGTAGGCACGACTGCCCCCTTAGCGGGTAACACCTCAAACGAGTTCAAGAACACAGGTGCAGGCTCGTGGCCGCTCACGCTCAACGCAAATGATCGCGGTCTTTTGGTCCGCAATTCGGCGGCAGGTAGCGGTTTTTATGCGTACTTTGAGTACAACGGCGGCACCAACAACGGGTCTATCTCGTGGTCTGGCGGTACGACCGCGTACAATACCACATCGGATTACCGTCTAAAGGAAATTGACGGCCCAATCACCAATAGTGGCGCGTACATCGACGCGCTGAACCCAGTGCAAGGTAGTTGGAAGGCGGATGGCACACGTTTCGTTGGTCTTGTTGCGCACGAGGTTCAGGAAGTCTCCTCGACCCCTGTGGTCACTGGCGAGAAGGACGGCGAGATGATGCAACAGATGGACTACTCTTCGCCCGAAATTATTGGTAATATGATCGCAGAACTTAAGTCACTCCGTGCCCGTGTGGCGCAACTAGAAGGAAAATAAAATGCCTATCACAAACACTTGGGCCGTTGTGCAGATGGACGCATACCCAGAAGTAGACGGTGAAACCGATGTGGTATTCAATGTCCACTGGACGCTGACCGGCACGGACGGCACTTATTCCGGCAACGTCTACGGCGCACAGGCTGTCACCACTGACCCAGACGCTCCATTTACACCTTATGCCGACCTGACTGAAGAGCAGGTCATTGGTTGGGTGCAGGCTGCTATGGGTGAAGAAATCGTAGCGGGTTACGAAGCAAACGTCGCCGCTCAGATTGCTGACCAAGCCAATCCACCTGTTGTCACTCCAACCCTCCCTTGGGGCACATGATGATCCGGCGCGTTCTGGTAGGTTTCGTGGGTGCCGTTAGTGCGGCTTCTATGGTGCTCGCTCAGAGCGCGCCAACATCTTACGTGTACGACACTACGACGAATAGCACGTCGAACAACACCAATACGAATAACAACAACAGCACGTCGGCTAGCACGTCTACCAACACAAACACGAACACCAACGTCAACCAGAATATCAACTCTGGGACGGTGACCAACATCAACCAGAACACCAATGTGAACTCTGGCACGATGACGAACATCAACCAGAACAACAGCACCAGCACCTCGGTGAACTCGAACTCGAACCACAACTATAACAACGACACGTCGAACTCGACGGTCAACAGCACCTCGACGGCGAACAACGTCAACCAGAACAACAACGTGAACGTATCCGACAGCAAGAGCTATAGCGAGAGCATCAACCGGCAGGTTATCGACCAGAATATCAAGTCGCCTCCGCCCAGCGCTATTGCGCCGTCCATGATGTCCTACAGCCAAGACCTTTGCACCACTGGCCAATCTGGTGCGGTGCAGACGCAGATTATCGGTCTCTCGGCGGGTCGCACCGTGCGTGACCAGAACTGTGAGCGGATGAAGCTATCGAAGACCCTGTACGACATGGGTATGCGCGTTGCCGCTGTGAGCCTCCTATGCCAAGACCCACGCGTCTTTAAGGCGATGGAGATGGCCGGAACGCCCTGCCCGTTCATGGGTAAGATTGGCGAGGAAGCAACAACGGCTTGGGAAGAAAATGCCGACCGCCGCCCCGACGCAGAATAAGCGCCTCGTTGCTTTACTGGTTGCGTTACTGGTCAGCACATCTGCGTCTGCTCAAACCTATGAGCCTGTCTTAATCCCTCCGCAGATCAATGGCACCCCGACAACAATGACGCCGCTTAATTTGGGCGATGATGCCACGCGGAATCTGCCACTTGGGTTTGAGTTTGAATACTGGGGCCAGAAATTTACTGACGTTTGGGTGTCGTCTAATGGCTTTGTGTCATTCCAAAGCGGCGCGCATCTGTGCTGCAATGGTCGGCCCATAGAAATGGCGCAGCGCAATACGATATACGCCTATTGGTCAGACCTAATCAGCTACACTGGTAACCCATATTATCGTCGCAGTGACGGCTCGATCCTGTTTGGCTGGTATAATGTCCAAGAATACGGCACGAACAACAGCAGCACCTTCGAGATTGGCCTCTTTGCCGACGGTAGGATACAACTGAACTTCGGCAACCTTGGCTTCTCTGGCTATCGCGACTTTACTGCGGGCCTCACCGGCCCCACCGCAGATGACAATATATCCCTCTTTTACGGGCGAAACCCTCAGTACCTTCAGAACCAATCCGGCATCTTGTCGTGGATGATGCCAACGCCAGTCGTTGACTGTAACGTGACGCCTATGGACCCAAGCTGCCCGCCAACCACCATCGACGCTACCCCCGACCCCCTAGAAGCCGTTGCCGAAGCCGTTGAGCAGAGTGTGGACCTTACGCCAGAAGAGATGGAGCAAGTCCTCGAAGTGGCTGTCGCGGCGCTTGAGCAGGCGGAGGAATCCGTAGCAGCGGCTGAAGAAGCAGAAGAACCCGAAACCACCACAGAGGTCGCTACGCGTGAGGCCGACACAGCCGAACGTCTGGAACCCGACCAAGTTGCTGCGCTGGCCGCAAGTGGCTCAGACTTTGGCGGTGCGCAACAAGATGATAGTACCCAAGGAACGCAAGACGGTTCGTCAGGCACGTTCACGACACAAATGCGCTTCGATACTACGTTTGGTGGGGTGTTTGGGCAGGGACCAACTATATCCGTAGCGCAGAGCGCGTCACCGTTGGATGCGGCAATCTCGGCGGGTAGTCCGTTGTCTATGGCCAACACGGCTGAAATTCTAGGTCTTGGGTCCTCTACGGCTACACCGTCCGGTGCAAACACGCCTCCGGCTGACAACGACGTGTCCGACGAAGAGAGCGAAACCATCTCTGCGATGGGGGCCGTACCGGGCTTCGCCGCGTACACACAGGCGTCCTTGCAAGATAGGGCTGACTTTTACGCAATTCGTGATATATACCGCAGACGTGTGCTGCGGGACGCAAACTTTGAAATGTATCGTATGATGCAAACGAATGATGCCCGTTGGCAGGAGATGGTAGATGAGCAGTACAGATGAAGACCCTAAGGTCTCCTTCGACGAGAGCGGCTTCAGCTTTAAGCTTGGCGGTTTGAGCAGTGGTAAGATAGCCATTATTCTTTCGGCTATAGCGACCATCGTCGGCGGTCTGTGGGCTGGCTTCCAAGTGTATCAGCAGTTCCTAACCATGAAGGAAGTGACTGCGGCTTATGTGCCGCCTGACCTATCTGGTATCGAGGGCCGCATTTCTGTGCTGGACGAGCGCGTCACAAGCGTCGAGCGTCTGACCAAGATTAACGGCGAAACCCTAAACTACATGACTGGCTCTATTTCCAGCAGCGTCAGTGGGACGCGCCAAACGGTTGACGCGGTATCGAGCAGCGTCCGTAACAGCGATGCGCAGAACATGGCAATGCAGCGCGCTATAATCGAGCAGTTGCGCCAGCAGGACACAGAACAACAGCGCCGGATTAAGGACCTTGAGGCCGAGACCGCTGCACGTATTCAGAAGACGCTAGCGAATCCGCTGGCCGGAAAGGAATGAACATGGAAGATAAACTTATGGATGCGCGCATCAAGGCGCTTCTGATGGCTGCCCGCACGATGGCATTTGTCATCTGCACCATCACCATCGCTATGATTGCTGGTCTGTTTGTATCGAACGAGATCATCGACAACAAGGACGTGTTCGGCCTCCTTAGCTACGTCATGACTTCGGTTGTTGGTGCTGTCGCAGGCTCCTACGCCACGCTGATGGGTATGAAAGGCGAACTCGTTCCGCCACCACCTGAAGACCGCGACGACCCTGAACCAGAGCCAGAATATGTACCCAAGGGCGTGCCGATTGATTTGACACCTGACATGGTTGCCTCTCAACCTGTAGAAACAAACTCCGTTGTCTCTCACGAAGAGCCGGTTTTGGAAGACAACGACGATGATGACGACATGGAGCCTTGGGAAAAGTACCGCAACGATATGCGCTACGACATCAACGGCGACGGCGTAGTTGACGAAAATGACTTTCCAGATTGGCGGAGTGCTGGCAAATGAGCTTGATTAACCTTCAACAGAAAATCGGAGTAACCGCAGATGGTGCGTTCGGTCCGGGTACATTTAAGGCGGCTGCGGCTTATTATAAGTTATCACCTAATCGGGCTGCGCATTTCTTTGCTCAAACGGCGCATGAGTCGGGCAACTTCAAAGCGTTCAGCGAGAACCTGAACTACGGCGCAAAGGGGCTGCGTGGTATCTTCGGGAAGTACTTCCCAACGGATGCTCTGGCCCGTGCTTATGAGCGCCAGCCGCAGAAGATTGCTAACCGTGTTTATGCCAACCGCATGGCAAACGGCGACGAGGCGTCGGGTGACGGCTGGAAGTATCGCGGGCGCGGTGCACTCCAACTCACCGGAAAGGCTAACTACCAAGCGTTCTCCGACTACATCGGTCGCCCAGATGTGATGACGAACCCGGACCTTGTGGCTGGCGAACTCTGCTTTGAGAGCGCCTTGTGGTTCTTCGATAAGAATAAGCTTTGGGGCATCTGCGACCAAGGCATCAACGACGCTGCGATCCTTGCTTTGACAAAGCGGATTAATGGCGGAACCCACGGTCTCGACGACCGTAAACTGAAAACCAAGAAGTACGCTGCTTGGTTGTAAGGAGAAGAATGATGGATTTTAAAAGCAAACTGAAGCAGGAAGCCGAAAAGGTAATCCTCAAAAAAGCCGTAGGTAAAATCTTGCCTATGGACGGCGAGAAGCCCAAGATGGGCACGAAGGCCAAACTGGCTGCGCTCCTCGCTGCAATCGCCGCACTTGCCGCTGCTGGTGCACAATATCTCGGCGGCTAACAACCTACTAACAACCTACCCATAACGAAAGGAGGGAGGCAGAATTATGTTCGGTTTCTCTCCTTTCGCCTCTTCCGCTTTTGCGGACATTCTTGAGACCAACGACGTCGCAGTCACCGTAACCGGTGTTTCCGCAACCTGCTCAGTTGGCACGGTCGCCGTAACGGCTGCGGCCAACACCGCCCTGACCGGTGTCGAAGCCACCTGCTCGGTCGGCACTGTCGAAGTCCAAGCTGATAATAATTTTACCGTCACAGGCGTTGAAGCCCTTGGTGAAATCGGCACAGTTAACGCAACCGGTGCAGCAAACACCACGCTTACTGGCGTAGACGCCGCAGGCTCCGTTGGTACCGTTGAAGTTCAATCCGATACCAATATCGACGTCACCGGGGTTGAGGCCACGGGTTCGGTCGGCACGCTTGATGTTACCGGTAAAGCCAACGTCACGCTCACTGGTGTAGAAGCTGCCGGGCAACTCGGCACCGTCGAGGTCCGTTCGGTTAATAATATCGACGTCACTGGCGTTGAGGCCACGGTTTCTGTGGGTACGGTCGAGACCAACTGCGAAGCAGTCGTCGTCGAAGACGGCGTTGAGGCATCCGGTGCAGTGGGTACGGTGGCTACTTCGGGTAAGTCCAGCGTCACCCTGACGGGTGTAAACGCATCCTGCACTCTCGGCTCGGTCACAATCGTCACAGGGCAACGGGTACAAGTCACGGGCGTTTCAGCCACTGGCGATGTCGGTACGGTATCAACCACCTCCAAGGCCAGCGTATATTTGACAGGGGTTTCGGCCACCGGGTCCATTACCACCGTGCTTGTTTGGGGTATAATTAACGACAACCAAACACCTAACTGGCAAGGTGTAAATAGCTCGCAAAGTGAAACTTGGTCTGCTATATCCGACACACAAACGCCAAGTTGGCAGACGATTGATGACGCCCAGACTAATAATTGGGTGCAAGTGAATGATGGAAACACAGTAGTCTGGACTCAGATACCGACGTAAGGACAAGAGATGGCAAGCACGTACAGCAACATTAAAATCCAGTTGATGGCCACAGGTGAGAATACCACCACGTGGGGTGACGTCACGAACGTCAATCTTGGTACAGCGCTTGAGGAAGCCATTGTTGGTTCGGCTGATGTGGCCTTCTCCAACGCTAACGTCACGCTGACATTGACAAACACCAACAGCACGCAGGCTGCACGTAACATGCGCCTCAACCTGACGGGTACAGCTACTACTGGCTATAATCTGGTCCTTGGTTCCGGGTGCCAGATTGATAAACCTTACATCATCAACAACGGTACTGATGGCACCATCACCGTCAAAAACACCACTGGTACTGGCGTTGCGGTTCCGGCAGGTAAGACCACGTGGGTCTTTAATAATGGCACCAACGTGGTGGACGCCGTTACGTATCTCTCCTCGCTCAACGTGGGGGGTAGCGCCAGTATCGGTACAAATACGGTTTCTGCGGGCACCCTTCAGGTAAACGGTCAGACTTCAAACACCGATGGCACCGGCCTCGACCAAGGTCAGCTTTTCATTACAGATAGCGATAACAGTACAACTAGCGGACTTATGGTTGGGTACCGCTTCCAAAGTGGTGTTGCGGAGTACGGGCGCATCCAAGCTACGAACAACGCGGGAGCGACTAATCTTGTTGTTCAGGCTGGTGGCGGCTTCGTCGGAATTGGTAGTAACAGCCCTAAAACAAAACTCCAAGTCACTGCGGGTGGCTACCTAAACGCCCCCGTGCTTGGTAACGCCACTGGTGCACCGTTCTACGTCACTAACGCGGACAGCGCGTATGGCCTTGTTGTTGGCATCAACTCGGCTGATGGCCGTGCTTTCCTTCAGGCACAACGTACTGATGGCACTGCGTCCTCAGGTCCGATCACGCTAAACGAAGCAGGTGGTAACGTCGGGGTCGGCATCGTTCCTGCCGTTAAGTTTGACGTCAACGGACGCGGGCGGTTTCTCCAAGACACCGCTGCTACCACTGGCGCTATCGTCCTGCGGCAGAACTCTGGCAACACGCTTGGTGGCTACATCCAGTGGGTGACTAACGACAACTCCGGCGAAAAGGGTTGGATGGTTGTTGATTCATCCAGCAACATGCTCTTTGCGCCGAACAGCGCCGAGGCAATGCGGATTACTGCTGCGGGTAAAGTCGCGGTCGGCACCACCGCAGTGGCTGGTGGTCAGATGCAAATTAATGGTCAAGTGTCCGATACGAATGGCACGGGTCTTGACCAAGGGCAGCTTCTTATCACCGACAGCGACAACAGCACCACTAGCGGTATGATGCTCGGGTATCGTTTCCAGACCAGCGTAGCTGAATACGGGCGCATCCAATGCCGCAACGCGACTGGGGCCATCAGCCTTGCCCTTCAAGCTGGCGGCGGTAACGTCGGAATTGGGACCTCTGCCCCTACTTACAAACTCGAAGTTGCAGGTGACGTCCGCGTAGCCAGTGGTGGTGACCTCCGGATTAGTGCTGCGGCTACCGGCAACGACGTTGCCATGTACAACGATAACGGCGACCTTTACTGGAACAACGGTATCGCGCTGATGTATCTAAGCGCCACTGGCAGCCTGACTGCCACTGGGAACATCACTGCCTATTCGGACGCTCGACTCAAGACCGACCTTACCCGCATCGAAGGCGCGCTCGACAAGATCGAGAAGCTCGCTGGGTATACCTTCACTCGTACGGATAGCGGCGAGCGCCAGACCGGCCTCCTCGCGCAAGACGTGCAGAAGGTGTTGCCGGAAGCAGTTGTCGAGGGTGAATATCTCTCGGTGGCCTACGGCAATATGCTGGGTCTGGTGGTTGAAGCCATCAATGAGCTACGGGCCGAGGTAAAGGCACTTAAGAAATGACACTGCCGTCCTCCGGCCCCCTTTCGCTAAGCGATATCCAGACCGAGTTTGGCGGTTCGAACCCCATCTCGCTTAGTGAATATTACGCTGGCGGCGCTTACGTTCCGGCTGGGACCACTGGCACGAATGGTCCTGTGCCTTCTTCGGGTACGATAAGCATCTCAAACTTCTATGGCACAAGCAACATCCCAGCGCTTTCGGTAACTGCCGACGACGTATCTGGCTTCGACAGCGGCCCTAATTTTATCGGGTCTGTTACTAGCTCGGGTAGCCCCAACACGACACCTGCCGGTGGAGTTGCTCCATATACCTACGCATGGACGGAGTTGGGAACTTCCAGCGGTAACACCCCGAGTGTTTCCTCGTCTACAGCACAGAACCCCTCATGGACTGCATTTGTAGAATCCGAAGTAGACAGCATCTCGACTTGGCGCGTGACCGTTACGGATAGCGCGACTACTACGGCTTTCACCGACATTACCGTAACTCTTACTTGGATTGATAATAGCTAATGGCCTTCATCAAACTCCAGTTCAAACCCGGTGTAAACCGCGACCAGACCGACTACTCCAACGAGGGTGGCTGGTATGAGTGCGACAAAATCCGGTTTCGGTCGGGCTATCCCGAAAAGGTTGGTGGTTGGGTAAAAGCTACCCCCACCGCATTTGATGGCGTGTGCCGTCAGATGTGGAACTGGATCACCACGTTTAGTGATGACTTTTTGGCGCTCGGGACCGATGATAAAGTCTACATCGAGACTGGCGGCTACTTCTATGACATCACGCCTTTCGACCCAGTACCGCTTGTGGGGTCAAACACCTTTGCTGTAACCAACGCTTCCACAACCGTTACGGTGACCACGACGACTGCGCTCCCTGCATGGGTGGAAACGGGCGAGCCAGTTTTTGTTGCTGGCTTTGCGTCTCCCCTTGGCGGCATCCCTATTACTGAACTTAACGGTGCCCAGACAATTACCAAGACCGGTGCAAACAGCTTTACGTTTGTCACAACCACGGCTGCCTCCTCGACCACTTCGGTCAGCGGCGCGGGCTACACGGTGCAGGTAGAAATCGAGCCGGGTAACGCCATTTCTATTACCGGCTTGGGCTGGGGTGCTGGCCCGTGGAGTCGGGGTTCGTGGGGTTTAGGTACCACTACGGGCGGCGTTAAACTTTTCCAGCGTGACTGGTGGTTCGACAACTTCGACAACGACCTCGTGATGAATATCCGCAACGGTCCGGGTTATTGGTGGGTCCGTGGGTCGATTAACGACCCTTCGGTTTCTTTGGCTACGCACGCTATCACACTGGAAGATTTTGCGGCCAATGAGGGTTTTTCATCTCCCGCAGTACCCACCAAGATTATGCAGCTATTGGTATCCCAGCAGGACCGCCATTTGCTCGCCTTCGGTGCGGTGCCTTTTGGTTCTGTTGACCCTCTGGACTTTGACCCGCTTCTGATCCGTTGGGCCAGCCAAGACTCTCCGGGAGACTGGACGCCTTCGGCGCTGAACACGGCTGGTGACCTTCGTATTTCACGTGGGTCGCGCATCGTACGTGCGCTTCCAACTCGTCAGGAAATCTTGGTTTGGACTGATACCAACCTGTATACGCTTCAGTTCCTCGGGACAGTCGATGTCTTCGGGTTACAAGAATATGCAGATAACATCTCGATTGCTTCGCCGCGTGCGGTGGCTTCGGCGGCCAACATTACCTATTGGATGGGTCAGGACAAGTTCTACGCCTACACTGGTCGCGTCGAGACGCTCCCCTGCACGCTGCGCAACCACGTGTTCAACAACATCAACTTCGATCAGTCCGACCAAATCATCTGCGGCACTAACGAGCAGTGGAACGAGGTTTGGTGGTTCTATCCAACTGCTGACAGCAGCTACAACAATGCCTATGTGGTCTATAACCACCTTGAGCGCATCTGGTATTACGGCACTTTGGACCGGACAGCGTGGCTCGACACCCCGCTGCGGCAGAACCCACAGGCTGCGAACACAGCAATTACTCGGGATGGCAACACCGTTACCACTGGTCCGGGCTATCTCTATAACCATGAGAACGGCGTTGACGACGACGGTGCCCCGTTGATTAGCTACATCCAGTCATCCGACTTCGACCTCGATGATGGTGACCAGTTCATGCTGACCCGGCGTATACTGCCTGACGTCGGTTTTGAAGGTTCCACCGCTGATTCCCCCGAAGTGACGTTGCAAATCCGCCCACGCAACTTCCCCGGTAGTACGTTCAGTGCGGACGCCGCTGATACCCAGCGCGTCATCGAGACTTCAGTTGGTGTCTATACCGATCAGGTCTTTGTCCGTGCCCGTGCCCGCCAGATGGCGCTAAAGGTTCGGTCGCAAAACCTCGGTGTTCAATGGCAGCTTGGTGCACCGCGCCTTGATGCGCGACCAGATGGACGTCGCTAATGGCGTTAGATAAATTCAAAGCCGCTCCGATACCAAACCCGCCTTCGACGTATGACGCGCAGTACATCCGGCAGGTTATCCGCGTATTGGAAACCTACTTCTCGCAGTTGGACTCGCGTGCGGGTAACAACGCTGAGACCTACAGGGCCGATTTCTTCTATGGTAGCGGCGTTCACCTGACTTTCCCTTATGGGCAGTTTCAGAGCCAGACCGACCAGACCGCTGCCGCAATCGACCAAGCCTATGCTATCACCTACGACCAGTCAGACTTTTTGGATGGCGTCACGCTAAGCAGTGGTTCGCGGCTGACTGTGCCCTACGAGGGCGTGTACACGGTTACCTTTAGTATCCAGCTTCAAAACACGACTAATGATGTACAAGATGTCGATATTTGGCTGCGGAAAAATGGAACTGATATCCCTGACACTAACAGCCAGTTCTCAATCTCACCACGTAAAAACGCTGGTGTTTCTTCACATCTTATCGCCACGACATCCATCATGGTTGAGTTAGCTGCGAACGACTACATCCAGCTTATGTGGCATGTCACAGACACTGGTGTGACAATGCAGCACTTCCCAGCAGTTGCGTATTCTGCGGGAGTAACGCCCGCTATCCCTGCTACTCCGTCAGCCATCGTGCAGGTCGAGTTTATGTCAGAGGTCATGTGATGTGTAAGGGCTTTAGTTCTGTACGAATTGACGCTATAAGCGTAGGTATAAGGTAGGTAATCATGATGGACATGCAGGCTGCTCCGCCAACATACGCAGAAATGGACACTGGGCGACCCCCAGTAGGTAACCCTCCCCAGCTTGGGCAGCAGGTTCCGGGTATGTCTGGTGGCCTGCCTTCGCAGGGTGGTCTGTCCGTTCTTGCTAATCCAATGGCCCAGCAGCTTCAGAGCTTCGGTCGTGGCGACGACTCCATGCTCGTGCACATGACACCGGGTGAAGTTAACAGCCTCCAAGGTCTGGCTATGGCCACAGGCGGCTCCCTCACCATCAACCCAAACACTGGCCTCCCCGAAGCTGGCTGGCTCGGTAAACTCCTCCCAACGATCCTTGGCGCTATTGCTACGCCGCTTACTGGTGGGTTGATTAACCCTCTTACGGCCAGCGCTTTGATTGGTGCGGGTACGGGTATTGCCACAGGCAACCTTAAGAAAGGTTTGATGGCTGGCCTCCAAGCTTATGGCGGCGCGGCTCTCGGTTCTGCGGCTGGCCTCAATGCAGGTTCGTTTGGTATCGGTCAGGCGGCAAATGCTGCTAAGGCGGTTACGCCCGCACTTACAAATGCCACTTCTGTTGTACCAGCAGCTACGCGAGATGCTGTTACTTTTGGTTCTCAGGTCGGTGCCCCTGCTGGTCTTAAGGTTGCATCATTTGCTCCCGGTGCTTCGGGTACGGGGCTTACCGCTGCTGTGAATACTGCGGCTAGCGCTCCTACCGCTGCCGCTCCCGGTTTCTTTGGTAAGTTTGCTAATGCTGCTCGTGCTGGTCTACCTGCGGGTACTCCGGGCATCATTGCTAAGAACGCCCCGATGATTGCCGGTCTTGGAGTACTTAGCGGTGTCAGTAACGTTATGACCCCCTCAATGGGCAGCATGGGTTCGGATGGCGTGGTAGATAACTCTTATGCTGGGCCATATACGGCGCAGAAGCGCACGCCGAGCTTTGCTAAGGACACCAGCGAAATCCTAGACTCGTCCAAGGAGCGCCGCTACTTCGACGTTGACATGCCTGAAGTTTACAACATGCAGGGGCAGATTGTGCAGCCGGGTTCCAGCACTGCGCCGGGCACGCCGATCCTTCAGAACGTACTTAATCCAAAAGCGAAGAAGGGCCAGAACCGCTACACCCCGACGTTCATGCCTTATATGGGCGTACAGGATGAAGGCTACGCCGATGGCGGTGAAGTCGAACTGGCCGATGGAGCCTTTGTGCTCGATGCCCGCACGGTGTCTGAGATTGGTAACGGTAGCAGCAACGCTGGCCTTGAAGCCCTTCGCCGTATTGGTGGCAGGCCAATCAAAGGCCCGGGCGATGGGGTCAGCGATAGCATCCCTGCTCGTATTGGTCGTGACCAGCCTGCGCGTGTTGCGCGTGATGAAGCCATTATCCCTGCGGACGTTGTAAAGCGGATCGGTAAGGGTAACCAGAAGCGCGGTGCTGATAAACTCTACGCACTTATGGATAAGGCCCACAAAGCCCGGAAGAAAGCCAAGCGTGGGCAGGATACTAAACTACGTCGGGGTCTCGCATGATTGAAGTAAGCCTAGTCCCTCCCGAACTGGTAAGAGGGCTTTGGCCCCGCGTGTTCCCCTACCTCAGCAGCGCTGCGGAATATACTTTCGGTCGCTACGAACCAGAGGACATCGTTGAGTTCGTGCTCAGCGGCCAAGCGCATTTATGGATTGTTCTTGACGGAGACGATATTAAGGGTGTGACAATCACCCGTTTCTGGCAGTACCCACGTAAGAATTGCCTCGATTTGGTCTTCCTTGCTGGTGATGATGGGTTTAGTTGGAAAGACGAAATGCTGTCCACGTTGCAAAATTGGGCACGTGATAGCGGATGTGATGTTATCGAAGCATCGGGCAGGGCAGGTCTTGCACGCGCTTTTAAAGATGACGGATATCGTGTATTGTGGCAAGTGTTTGAATTACCCGTAGCTGAAACGGGCTTTGGAGGTCAGAATGGCTAAGGGCGGCGGTAGCAATCAACCAGTCAAGCAAGAGGTAACCCAGTCTAATCTTCCCGAATACGCACGTCCGTATTTCGAAGGGCTGATGCAGCGGGCGGGTACTGAACTGACGAGGGGCTACACCCCCTACGGACAAGAGCGCATTGCCGGGTTCACCGACCAGCAGAAGAACCTACAGAACGAGATTATGGGTCAGAAGACCCCCGGTGAGTTTGGGCAGGCTGCGGGTCTCGCGGGTCTCGCTGGCCAGCGGTCGATGGACTTTGCCAACTATGATACCGGCCAGTTTAACGCAGACCAAGTCCGCGCTGGGCCGCTCAACTATTTCCAGATGCAGGGTCCGGACAGCTTCACGCAGTCGGGTATGGCCCAGCAGTATATGTCGCCGTTTATGCAGGCAGCGTTGGAACCACAACGCCGTGAAGCCTTGCGCGCTGCGCAGCAGGGGCAGCTTGTTCAGGGTCTCGGTTCTGCCCGTCAGGGTGCTTATGGTGGTAGCCGCCAACTACTTGCTGGTATGGAGCGTGAGCGTAACCTCGGCCAGAACCTTGCTGATATCCAAGCACGTGGTATGCAGACTGCGTTCGAACAGGCACAAGGCCAGTTTAATACTGAACAGCAGGCACGGCAGGCAGCAGGACGTACCAACCTTGAAGCGGCCCTTGGCGTTCAGAGCCTTGGCTCGGAGCAGGGTATGCGCGCTGCATTGGCTAACCAACAGCAGAACCTCGAAGCGCAGCGCATGCGGGAGCAGTCACGCCAGTTTGGTTCGACGCAAGGTCTCGCGGCTCTTGCTCAGGCTGGCCAGATGGGCCAGACGCTTTCGAATATCGGTAGTGCACGTTCACAGGCCGACCAAGCTCGCTTCGGGTTGCAGACTCAGACGGCAGCACAGAAACAGGCGCTCCAACAGCAGTATCTCGATACTGCATACCAAGACTTCTTGCGCCAGCGTGATTTCCCAATGGAGCAGTTGCAGCAGTATAGCAGCCTGCTCCGTGGTGTCCCGATTACGCCGTCCTCGACGACATCTACCTATGGGCAGACACCGGGTATCGGCCAGCAGCTTCTTGGTACGGGCCTCGGCGCGGCCAGCATCTATAAGACTTTTGCGGGGGCATAATCATGGAAACTAAACCCTATAACCTTCAGTCCCCTGAGCAAATCGCCAAGGATTACGGTGGCAACAAGCAGAAGATTGCCGAAGCTATGCAGATGGGCATCCTTGACCCCACGGCTGGCACGATGGCTGGTATGTTTATTGACCGTATGCGCCAAGCGGCGCAGCAGGAAGCTGCGCCACAACAGACTATAGCACAACAGACGTTTGCTCCCCCAGCGCCGCCTCAGATGCCGCAGGGTATGCCCCCAATGCCGCAAGGCGCTCCTGCCGGTCTTGGTGCTACGCCAGAAGCTGCTGCTATGCCTCCGATGGGTGCTGCGCCCCCTATGGGTATGCCTGCTCCGCAGGGTGAAATGCCGATGATGGCTATGGGCGGTATGGTTCCTCCCTATGCTTCGGGTGGTGGTCTTTCTGATATGCCGCTTCCTGATGGTATGTTCGACGAACCCAGCAATGGTGGTTTTGGCGACGGCTATGCTGGCGGTGGTATTGTTGCGTTCCTTACAGGCGGAGAAGTTGAGGACAAGAACAAGGACCCCAACGACGTCAACGGCGACGGCGTGGTTAACGGAGAAGATATCTTGGTTACCGCGCAGAAAGACGACGAGGTCCTCACGCCGCTTATGAAGCGCGGCATGATGTTTGGTTCAGTCCCATCTGGTTATGGTGGGTTCGACGATACGCTGGGTGGCAACCTAGAAACCATCAACCAAGAAGCTCCCCGCGAGGTCAAGCGCGCCGAACAATACCAAGCGTATCTCGACAAGATGCTTGACCCTGAAGAGCGTAAGAAAAGCAAGAAGGAAGACATGTGGCTGGCCCTTGGCCAGATCGGTGCGCGTATGGCGCAGACACCGGGTTCTCTACTTCAAGCTGCCGGTGCCGGTATTGGTGAAGCTCTGCCGGGTATCGCGGCTGCGGCCAAGGAACGCCGTGGCGAAGAGCGTGCTGTCATCAAGGATATGCTGGAGCAGGAGCGCACTGGCAACAAGGAAGTCATGGAACGCGCTAATGTGGCCTTGGATATGCTTAAGGGTTACAACGTCAACGAGCAGTCATTCCAAAACCAGCAGTTTAATAATCTGCTGACGCGCCTTGGCATCGACGCCGACATTATGAAGGCCAAGATTATGGCTGGGGCCGGTATCCAAGAAGCGGTTATCGCTGGGTCTGCATCGCGTTATGGTTCCGACCGTCAGGTTGAAAGTGAGCGGTACCGTCTACAGGCGGGGGTAACCGAGGCAATCCGGGAAGCCATTAGCAAAGGCGGCACTGATTACGGTGACTACATGAAGGCGCTTAAGGCGGGTAAGGGTACCCAGTACATTGCCAACTTGCGGGCTGCGTATAGTGGTGGGACTGTAGACTTAGGGTCTTACTAAAGATACACATAAGGCTACTACTCCTAGGGAAGCTGCGTATATGCCAACTTACACAATGAAGGGTCCTGATGGCCGTGTATACCAGCTTCAGGCCGGAGATGACGTGTCCCGGGAGAAGGCGGAAGCGGAACTTCGTAGGCGTATCGGCGCGCAACTGGGGAAGCAGCCCAGTGCGACATCCGAACCCGAACCCAAACCCGAAACCCCTAAACCTGTGCCCGCCCCTGTGGCGGCTGCGCCGCTTGCGGGCACCCGTGAAACTGCACCACTAAAAGAGGTTAAACCCGCAGGTATCTTTGACTATTTTACCGACCGGCAGGCGGCGATTAAGCAGGACCGCGAGAACCGCGCATACCTAGCAGACCGGATGCAGCGGGCTTATTTGAAGGACATGGAGACCCAGACTGGGTTCTTTGACCGACTGGGGGACCTGTTCTCCCGTGGCCTGCTTAGTGCGCGTTCTGGGGTTAAGGATGTCCAAGCCGCCATAGAACAAGACCCAGAACTAAAAAAGCAATTCACCCAAGAGGCGCGCAAGTTCGCAGCCGATAAAGGTGTGGAGATTAAGGGCGCTACGACTGAGGAAGATGTAAAGAAGAACTTCCTACGTAACGTCGTTCCATACATCATTGAAAAGGGGGCCGAAAGCCTTCCGCAAATGATTGCGTCCTTCAACCCTCTTGGGGTCGTTGGTGTAGCATTGCCCTCCAACCTTGGCGGTCAAGCCCGGGAAGCGGCAGAGTTACAGGGGCGTCAGGACGTAAGTGGTACGGACGTAGCCAAGGTTGCCCCCGGCGCACTGGCAGTTACTGCGCTCGATACTCTTGGTTTGGGTGGTATTCTTGCTGCACCTGCTAAGACAGCACTTGGGCGTATTGGTAAGGCCGCGCTCCTTGAAGGCGGCACCGAAGCCATCCAGTCAGCCATTGAGTACGCCAACCCACGTGTGGTTACTGGGTCGGATATCGACGCAGGTGAAATGTTTGAGCAGGCTGCGTTTGGCGCGCTTGCTGGTGGTGGTATCGGTGGTGGTCTACGTGGTGTTGGCGAAGCTGTCGCGGCACCGTTCCGTCCCAAAGCTGAAGCTACAGACGCAGACGTCACCATCAACGCCGCAGTCCGGCAGGAATTTGGGCGTCTTGTAACCGAAGAAGTTAATGCAGCTATGGCGGCAGACCCAGCACTTAGCAGGGATCAGGCTGTTAATGCCGTTATGGAACGCGCCGAAGAAATCTCCGCGCAGGCCACAGATAATATAGCTAAGCGCGCAGAAGCAGAGGTTGCCGCCGAAGGAGAGGCCGATGTCGTACCCGATGTTAATACCGGAATGGATGTCGCCGGAGGAGTTGGAGCAGGCGTTGCTCCTGATCTCGGAACCACACCGCCCGTACCCAGTGATACAGACCTTGGAGAGACTGTCGGAGGAGGACTGGAGCAGCCTGTTTCTGGCGTATCAGTTCCTGATGTTAGCGCGGGAGCGGGAGTCAGTCCACTAACGGTTCCGCCTGCGCCAGTATTCGACATCACACCAATCATGGAAGCCCCTACACTGAAGGAGCGGACTTCGGCTGCCAAGCAGATTGCGTCTGAGATTGTCGCTACTACCCCTGAACTTCAAGGACTGCCCCCAGCCACGTATGGCTCAGCCGTCAACCAGATGGCGAGGAGCGCGGCGCGTGGCGAGCAGTTTGATCCTGTCGATGTTGTATATAATGTAGCAGGTATAGAGCGCCCCGCACCGGCCACGGTTGAAGAGACCGCTACGGTTGAGGCTCCGCCCGCAGTGCGCACTGTGAACGACATGGCTGGCCTTGGTTCGGTTAACCCTGACAACACCAATGAAGTGTTGGTCGGAGGCGGTGGCCTTCAACTTACGCCCTTGGCGGATAATATCCTCAAGGTGGACAGCCTGCGCGCAGTCGAGACGGGTGGTGGCCGCAAGGCCATGGAGCAACTTACCGAAGTGGCGGACGCCAACGGCACCGAGCTTCAACTTAGCCCCGAGCCGTTTGCTGCTGAAGCGGGCAAAGAGATGACACCGACCGAGCTTAGCGAGTGGTATCGCGGGTTTGGCTTCCAAGAACAACCTGACGGCACCATGGTGCGTCCGGCCCCAACTGCTGCACCTTCTACTATCACGCCAGCGGCAGCGGCTACCCCACAGGAAATCCTAGCGGACCTCGATAGCTTTGCTATCTCCGAGGCCCAAGACCGTGACTTCGACCAAGACGCGTTCCTTGAAGGCGTAGATGACATCCGCAGTGGTCGTGAACCAATGGCGTACCCGGATGCGCTCAAAACCTATGGTTCTTCTGGTAAGTTTGAAATTAATGATCCGAACGCTGCTAGGGCTAGTTCACGTGTAGCAGGGGCACAATGGGCACAAGAGCGCGTCGCCGAAGCACAAGCTGCTGCTACGCCAGCACCCGTAGAGGTTGCTCCCGAGTTTACTCCCGCAGAAGTTGCTAGCCAAGCCGCGCCTGAAGGTGGTACCGAACCACTCACGGACGCCAATGTGGATGCAGCGGTCTCGGTTAAGTTGACCAAGGCGCAGATTAAACGGTTGGAAGAAGCTGCTGGTATCCAGCGCATGAAGCTCAACAACATGCAGAAGCGGATTGCGCGTAGCCGCAGCGCAGAAGAAACCATGAGCCTTGCTGGTAAGCTGATGCTTATGTCGCGGAACCCGGACGACAGCGTTAATATCCTCACCAGTCTGTTTAACAGCGTGCCGCCCCCAATCCTCCAAGGGTTGCTGGCTCCACTGGAAACTGCTGATGTCGTACGCCTTGGTCAGCGCGCCGGGATGGAGAACGTCACCCGCATCGACAAAATGATGCGTGACGAATATATTCCCTACGTCAATCGCATCATGCAGCGCGCATCGAAGCTGGCGGAGAAGTGGGCAGATTTCGCGTCTCGGTCGCCAGAAGGCGCTAACGCTATGAGCGACGTCATGTTCTTCTCCAACATGACCAACGCCGACCCGTCACTGGCTCCGACTGCTGCTGAGTATTTGAAGATTGACCCAGAGTTCCAAGCGCTACGCAAGGAACTTGGGAACGAGACTGACGCCAAGAAAAAGAGCGCAATCCAAGGGCAGATTACCAAGCGTCGCGGTGAAATCCAACGGCTGTACTTTGGAGCCACTGACCCGGACGGTACTAAAATCTCTGGCTGGAACGACGTGCCTCCGCAGGGCAAGCAGCTTTTCCGTGAAGCGCGAGACTATTACCGTGCCGATTTCCAAGAGCATTATCGCCTGTTAATCCAGCGGATTGACGACGCCCAGTTTGAAGAGGAGCAAGCAACGCGCCTTAAAGCAGCCGTGGACAAGATGTTCAAGGACGCGTCCGAGCGTGTTATCTACTTCCCCTTGAAGCGCTTTGGTGACTACTGGGTCAGCGTCGGTAAGGGCAAATCCGGTGAGTTCCACATGTTCGAGTCCGCTTCCGAGCAGGACGCGTTCATTAACCAGCTACGCCGCGACGGAGAGTCCCGCGAGATCGACTTCAGCAAGGGTAAGGATACCTTGCGCCTTGGTATACGCAACCAGACAGCCGACGCCAGCGCCGCGCTTAAGGGTATTCTCGACCTCATTGATGGGGGCGGGGTCAGCGACGTTGACCTGTTGAAGGACCACATCTTCCAGATGTACCTGTCGGCGCTACCCGAGGCAGACATGCGTCGGCGCTTTATCCATCGTCAGTTCAAGACTGGCTTCAGCACCGATACGTTGCGGACCTTTGCGTCTACGGCGATAGCTTCAGCTAATCAGCTTGGGCGTCTGGCGTATAACTATAAGTTCGACAACCTCATCGACCAGTCCTACGCTGAAACTTCGGGTAACCCTTCGAAGCGCCGCCTCGACACCATCACGAACGAAATTCGGATGCGTATCGAAGACACCATGTCGCCCGAGGCAGAAGGCTTCTGGCAGCAAGCGGCCAACTTCGGGGCTAAGGCTACCTTCCTCTTCATCCTGTCCAGCCCCAAGTCTGCGATCATGAACCTGACCCAGCTTCACATCGTGGGTCTCCCGACCCTGTCGGCTGAGTTCGGTGAGAAGGACACCTACGCCATGGCTGCGCGCTACACTGGGCAGATGCTCACTGGTCAGCGTATCGCTAACCCCTTCCGCAACGAAGATGGTGACGTACAACTCCAAACCCCTAACTTCACGACGGAGGGCAGCGCCTATATCCGTGGCCTGCGCGAGACGGACCCTGACAGGTACGAAGCTATCCAGAAGGCATGGGACTACGCCCAACAGCGAGAAGTCACAGAAAGCACCTTCTCCTCTGCGGCGAATGTGTATGAGCGGAGTAACGAGCCATCTGGGGAGTTGAACTTCACACAGGCTGTGCGTCAGGGTGACGCGACGGCTGCTGTCCAGCGCGCAACTGCAAATGCTGTGAACGCCATGGGTGCGCTCTTCCACCACACTGAGCGCATTGGGCGTGAGGTCATGTATATGTCAGCCTTCGAGTTGGCGTACGACCGGAACCTCAAGAATGGAATGAAGTCCGATGCGGCTGCGGATGCGGCCATGGAGAAGGCGGCTGAGCTAACCAACAAGGGGATGTTCGACTTCTCCAACTGGAACAAGTCACGGGCTGCCAAGCACCCTGTGGGTAAGCTGGCGCTCCAAATGCGTTCGTACAGCATCGCCATGACGTCGCTGCTATTCCGTAGCTTCAGCAATATGGTTGCTCTCCAGCGTACCAAAGCCGAGCGGCTGGCTGCGGCTCGTGTGTTCTTCGGCGTTGGCGCTATGACGACGCTCTATGGCGGTCTTCGGGCTTCCCAGTTCTACCTGATGGCTATGCTGGGCTTCGGTCTCTATGAGTACGTGAAGTCGGCGTTTGGCGATGACGAGGAAGAGCAGGAAATCGAGCAGGGTTACCTCAACCCTGAGACCATCGACAAGGAGCTATTCAAGTACGCGGATGAGCAGGGTCGTGAGTTGACCAAGAAGGACATGGACTATTTCATCCGGACGGTTTGGATTCCTGAAACCCTCGGTGAGGGTGGCACCATGCAGACAGCCCTCGGTCTAAGCGATGGAGTGGCCAAGAAGCTGGCTACTGCTTCGGACATGGGTATTCCCGGTATCTTTGGGGTGGACATCTCGAACTCTGTGGCACTCACCAGCCTGTGGCACCCTGTCGATACCAAGTCCGACAATCCTGAGGCTGCGTTCTACGAAGGTTTGGGTCGCACCATCCTTGGTCCGTCTGCGTCGATGCCGTCCGCAATTATTAAGTTTAACGCGGAAGCAAATGCCGGAAACCTCGACAAGGCCATCGAGGCGATTACACCTGCTTTCCTACGTGGTTATGTCAAAGCGGAGCGCCTCAAAGACGAGGGGCTTGTGATTGGCAAGGACCGGGATATTGTCCTTAAGGACCCCAGCTTCTACGATACCTACACGTTGGCGATGCAGTCGCTGGGCTTTGCAGAGGCCGAGACTTCGCGGAACATGCAGCTTGATATTGCAGCGGGTGAGATTGAAAGGTCTATATCGGAAGAACGGACTAAGCTGCTCGACCAGCGGTACCGTGCCGTGCTCAACACCATAAACAATCCGGGCGAAGAAGCGGAACGTGAACTGGCGAAAGTCGAGCGCGATATGGAAATCTACAGCCTCAACTACCCATCGAACGCTATCACCGAAGACGCCAAGAAAAAGTCGTTCAAGGCGAAGAGCGTCGAAGCCGACGAGAAAATGTACGGCATGGGTATGGACGAGAAAATCCCAGTGCGTGAGCCACTGGCGGAAGAACGGACGGAGCGCTTCTTCGAGGGCCAATAAAAAGACCCCCGGCTGAGTGAGCAACCGGGGGTCGGGGAGTGATGCGTTTCATCAACGGGAAGGAGCAAACTTCCGAGGCCCTCATACCTACTTTCGCCAGATGCGTAAACCCCTAATCCCATTTTCGATAGAGGGCTTGACCAATACCTTGATGCGTAAGCGTTTGAGGACCACCATTAGTTGTGTTTTGGCGCGCACTTGGTCGAGGCAGGGGAAGAACATGGAAGCCCCCTTCCGAAATGCGCGCCAGTTAATTTCGTAGGTTACACCCTCAATCTGCATCGCCTGATGTGTCTTCCTTGGCGTACTCGTCTACCTTGATGAAATCATCGTCGAGCTTGAACCATAGGCAGTGCACGTTACCACCCGAGACCGCCATCCCCTTGGACAACCGCTTACCTGCGCGGGACACCAGACGCCCTTGCTTCTCCAGCTTGTTGAGCGTGTCGTTGTAGTTAATCTGGTACTTGACGCAGTATTCCTTGAACGGCTTGGCGATGAAGAACATCATCTTGGTGTCCGGCTCGATGCGGATTAGCAACTCACCCTTTGGTTCGCGCTTCGGCAGGGCTTGCATATTGGTGCGCAGGTCCGCCATGTCATCGACGACGAGGATGTTCTGCACGTGGCGATAGAGGTAGTCGTTGATGACTTGCTCCACGCCGTTCAATGGCGCTGCTGTGTCCACGCGAAGCCGGTCAATCAAACCACAGGCCCACATATAGATGCGGTCCATATCCCAGTCGATTAACCCACACTGCTTGGCGACCATGCCGCCTACGATATTAGCTGCAAGCGTAGCTGACCAGAAACGCTCCTTGGGTAGAAGCTGAAGTTCGCGGTCAATCTTCTCCTGCATTTGGAGGCACTTGTTAACCACATATTCCATGTTCGCCAGCACGTAGCGGATATAGATAGGTCCGGCGTGACCGTAGTTGGCGAAGAGCACCTTATCGAACAGGTTCTTACCATGCGCAGTGCTGACGGTATCTACCAGCCCAATGGGGTACTCGATGAGGCGCATAAGTTCGCCTTCTGGATTGTCCTTCAAAATCGACAGCTTCTCGACGAACGATGAGTTTGACGTCGAAACCGTGATGTTCTGCCACGTGGTGTTGTTCTCGCGCAGTTCGTTGGACCCTGCCAGCATGCGCTCCTTCCCCTTGCCGTTGGACAGCGAGTATAGGAAGTCCGAGTATTCCTTCGGCGTGGCGTTGGTAAGCTCGTCCATGGTGGCGGGGATGTTGTTCAAGACCCCAACCCATTGAAGCTTGCCGTTCATGGTGTCGATTTCCTTGAGGCGCAGTTCCTTGGGGTGCCCATAGACGCTGTTCACCATGTTAAGGATGGTGGTCTTACCCGTACCGGAGAGCGAGTTGAACAGGTTGATGACCGCCCCCGTCTGGTCGAGGAACTTGAGCAGCGGAGAGCCGAACGCGCTGAGCGCAGCGAAAGCCTGTGCTTCCATGCCTTCTACGCCGTAAAGGCTCCAAACTTCTTTCCAGTTTTCCAATGACCCGACTGGGCCGACGAACTTGGCCAGCTTGCTTGTGGCCTTGGAGGGAGGAGAATAGATGTTGCCGTCAATGGTGATCTCTTGGTCGCCCAAAACGAAACGGCTGTTGCCGTCTACCCAGCCAAATTGTTGTCTCATAATCTCTGCCTTATTTCTGTGTTGGAGTTCTTCGACCGACTTCATGACATAATCCATGAGCACATCGAACTTCTTGCCATAACTAACCACACCCCGTGCGGAGAGCGCTTTGCGAAGCTCGTCCTTCTGGGTGACCTTGTACATCGGGATGGAAAATTCACGTAGCGGGTCGCGTGGTAGGTGTAAGCGAAACAGCGCGGAGTCGCCCTCACCCGGGTCGTGCATCCGCTTCACCACATATAGGTCGTTGGAATAAACCATGATGGGGTCAGTTTCTTCTGCGTCCTTGGGTGGCTTGCGCCAGATACCCCCACCTTCGCCCCGATAGAACGGGAAAGGATATTTGGGGATTTCGATTTCTTCGACCACACCGGGCGCTGTCTCGACCGTGACCGAATCCTCAACGGACTCTTTGACGATTTTACCCAGTTCCTTGGGGCCAAGGATTTTATCGAGGTGCGGACACCCCACGCACAGGTCAGGGTTGACGCTCTTGAACTTGGCGCAGCTTGTCGCCTTCCGGATGGTGGCTACCTTCTTGTCGATGGTCTCTGGGTCGTAGTCCGGATGGCCCTTCGACATCATGTGCACTGCTGTATCAGCATCTCCGCACATAGCAGCCACGGACAGCGCGTAGAACCACTCGTAGTAGCCAACGGTGGCTTGGTTCTTATAGGCATGCAGAAGCTGGTTGCATCCGTCACCTTTAGCAGTGCGGACCATTATGCGTTTGAAGTTATAATCCACGCCGTTCATCAACGCCTGTTGGCGCGGCGACATCTCAAAGTTGTCGTCGAAGATTGTAGCTTGCTTCTTAACCCCAAAGGCAGTCCGCATGGCCTCGATGGTGGTCGTCTCACCCACATGGATAAACTCGACTGGGCGCGGCTCTTCCTGCTTGAAGTTAAACGTGCCCGGGATGCGCAAGATGCGCGCCACTTCGAACACCTTGTCATCGACGTAGAAGTTCTGGGCGCGGCAAACCGCCTTGAAGCGTTCGGCCACTGGCTCCCAGTCACGACGGGATACTTCTTCCTCAAGCGGCCAATAGGCATGTATGCCTCCGCCTGAGCTTACGAGGGTGGGAGTAGAAAGACCAACCGTCTTGCAGAAGCCACGCAGCGCCTTGAGCGCCGCCTTCTGGTCAATATATCCATCAGGGCGTTTAGTGTTAGGGTCAATCTCGGCCTTGGTCGGGCCGCAATCTATATCGAGCCAAAAGGCTTTCAATCCCTTCACGTTTTCCTTCGTGCGGTTGTCGCCAGTTGCGTACTTGGCGACCCCGAAGAACACGTTCCACCCAGCGTTGACGTAGCGCTCAACCAGAGCGTCTACTTCTTCCCGCGTAGCCACAAGTTCCTGACGGACGTCAGCGTTCTTCCCACTCCCTTTAATACTCGTAATTGCGAACCAACCATCGGCTGGCTGCACGAGGTCTAGGAGATCGGGTTGTTGCATTACATCACTCACCATTGCGGGGAAACCCCGCTCATTATTTTGCTCTTTAAGAAACCTCAAGCGAGGCTGGCTATATACGCCTCAATAGCTTCACAGGCAGGTCCTCTTGGCTCACTTTTTCCAAGAAACCAGTGGTATATAGTTTGCCGTGTAACCCCAAACGTCTCTGCTACTGCGGAGACTGGGATGTCTTGGGCGAGACAAACTCGCCCAAGCTTTACTCCCATGAGGTTACCATCGGCTTCCTTGATGCCTTTAGCTACGCGGATGGTGTAACCCTGCATAATCAAGCCTCTTCTTCGTCATCAAGCCATTCGTTGAGGACTTCCGCCAGTTCTGGCTTGACCTCGGCAGTCGCCTTGGGCTTCGCGGTCCGCTTGACTGGTGCCGCTTCTTCCTCTTCGTCGTCATCGCCGAACGGATTGGCAGTCACAACAGGTGCGGCAATAGCAGCAGGAGCAGGAGCCTTGGCCCCGTCCATCGCAGCAGCCGTAAGCTGGATGTAACGCTGGGTCTCTGAATCGTCCTGTGCGGCATCAACCAGACCAGCTTCCAACTCGGTGAGGTGGCGGATGGCTTTGAACTTCAGCTTCGAGGTGTCGGACTCAAGGTCGTACATTACCCGAGTAACGACGGTGTCGAGGTTTTCACCATTGGCCGACAGGAACTTCCGGTAGGCTTCGAACGGATGGTTGTTACCAACGCTCTTACCGAACAGCGAAGTCGCTGCGTAATTCATCTGGTAGACTTCACCCGATGGGTCACCAGCAACGAGGACCGCTACGCGGCGCTTGAAGCGGCAAGCCTTACCCTTACCGTTCTGGCCCGAACCATCGACGTTCTTGGGGCATGCAGCGCAAGAGTCAGACTGCGGAGCGGAAGCCTTGGCGTCCGGCTTATCACCCAGTCCCGACCAGCAATCAGGCAGCGTGGCTTTTGCGTCTGGGTCATACGCCTTAACGTAGAACTCACGCGACACGTCCTTCATCCAGTCAACGATGATGACGTCCAGTTGGTGCGGCACAGCCTTACCAATCTGTTCCCCGCCAACGACACGCTTAAACGTAGCGGCGTTCGTGGTAGCGATGCGACGGAGGCCAGTGCCACCACCCATCTTATCTGCGCGGCGCGTCTCACGGCGTACCGTGGGCAGGTCGGAGGCTTCTTCAAAAATAGTAATGTTGCTCATGGTTTTCACTTCTCGCTTGGTTTGCGGACTTGGATTACGTACTTGTTATCGACTTGGAGGCCGATGGGAAGAGCGTCCGGATTCTCTTCCAAGAATTGCTTCATGTTACCATTGTGGATGCGCTTTTCCAGAATGAACGGCACATCGTTTTCTCCGATGAACTTGTACATCTGGTCCCAATCTGTGGTCCAGTAGCGGGTTTGGACACGCCGCGATACCGTCCCTGCTGGGGTCTTCACGCTATCAAGGTTCTGCTCGTTACAAAAGGTCAGGAGTTCGCTAGACACAAGGTCCAGCTTCTCCTTGAGTGAGGATACCTTAGCCTCATGGGCTTCTTCCGCCTCGGCAATGGCTGCGCGCAACTTGCGATACGCAGCCACGAGGTCGTTAATCGGTACTGGTTCTGACATGGTTTGCTCCTTCATTTGTGTGCCGGTCCCCACTTAACCTGTCTATTCGGGTCCGCCTTTTTTGTTCAGCGCCATCGCAAGGGGACCGACACAACCTCCTTATACTCCTTGTATTATACAGTGTCAAGTTCTCTCCGGTATAGGTCAATGATTTTCTCGTGATTGTCGATGTTCCCACGGAGCATCGAGTACAGACGCGCTTCAACTTCGCTGCCCGTGATATGCACGATGGTCATGGCGTTCTTCTGGCCGGGGCGGTTGATACGGGCATTTGCCTGTAGGTAGGTCTCAACACTTGTCACCGGGGCATACCAGATGATTGTGTCTGCTGCCGTAAGCGTAAGCCCGTGCGATGCAGCCTGTGGCTGGATGATGAGGACATGCGGGTTCTTCTCGTTCTGGAACCGCGTGACGATCTCGCTGCGCCTGTTGACTGGCACCTTACCGTTGATGACATCACACGAGATGCCTTCTTTCTCCAACTTGGCGCGTAGAAGCTCGATGGTGTGCGTGAACGGCACAAAGACCAGCACCTTACTGGTGGCTTCCTCAATGACTTCCAACACCGTGTTGATGCGGTTGCTGACGTCGAACTCAAGCACCTCACCAGTGTCCGTGTAGACCGCGCCTCCGCTGATTTGCAGAAGCTTGTTAATCCGGCTGGCGGCGTTGACCGCGCTGACCTCTTCGCCCCCAGCTTCAATCAGCATCTGGCTCTTAAGCTGCTTATAGTATTTCATCTGCTGCGCGGAGAGCGGCGCTTCACGCTCGGTATGGGTCACCTCGGGTAGGTCGAGGCAGTCCTTCTTCTCGAACCGGATGGCTGGCTGGAGTATGTTGTGCACGATGCTCTCTGCCTGTGGCTTGGGCACCCATTTGAACTGGGTCACCTTCATCATCACTTGGTCACGGTACTGACCGTAGAACTTGGGGCAGTTGGGTCCACCAGCCAGCTTGGCTAGGCCGTAAGCGTCAAGAGGGGATTGCGCTGCTGGCGTACCAGTAAGCATCCAGATGTGGGGTTCTGTCGCGTTCACGATTTGCTTGAGGATTTTCCAACGGTTGGTCTGCGCGTTCTTGTAGGCGTTAGCCTCGTCGATGACGATAAGGTCGAAGCCACCATTGATAATCTGGTCCTTGGCGATGGCCACACCGTCGAAGTTGATGATGACGAACTCGGCACCCGCTGCGATAATCTTCTCCCGCTGCTTGGCGGCACCATGTGCCACGCTGCATGAACGGTGCATAGCAAAGGTAAACAAGTCCTGCTGCCACGCTGACTTCATGATTGACAGGGGGCACAACACCAACACGCGCTTCACATCGCCACGGTTCATGAGATAGTCGGCTGCCCAGATGACGGACGCCGTCTTGCCTGTGCCCTGCTCGTTGAAGCAAAATGCCCTGCGCCGGATGGAGAGGAACGATGCCGTGGTCTTCTGGTGCTCGAACGGCGTGTACTTACCTGTCCACTGGTAGCTCTTAAGGATGGGCGATGGGGTGTCTTCGAAGCCCAGCTTGGCTAGGATTTCGCTCTCGTTGTGTCCCCATTTGACAAGGACACCCTCGGCTACCTCTGCGCTCTTATGGATATTGTCCGTGATGACGGACGCATCCGCTGCGCTGACTAGCAGCGCCTTATTCTCAATGATTTGCACCAGTTTGCTCCTAGGTGTTTACTTCTTACGTTCCCGCTTGCTCGTCTCACTCACGAGGTTACCCTTGGCGTCCCGCTTGAATGAGCGGTTGGCAGATTTGCTAACGAGCCGAACACCGTCCTTGATTGAGCCACCCTTGTCAATGGCTTTCACGTGGCCGACGTCTTTCCCGTCACCCTTCTTGGCTTTACCAGCCTTCACCATCTTGGCACGGGCTGCATTGCGCTCCGCACGGTTCTTAATCTGCTCTGGCTTGCCTTGGTACTTCGCGTACTCCGCCTTGTAATCTCTCGCCATTACTTCCTCCGTGGTTTCCAGTGTTCGCAAGCGGTGACGGGGCACCACCCACACAACGGACTTGTCTTGGCGTTCCATATACCATTATCCATGGCAGCTTCCAACTGGTCTAGTTGGTCATCGAACACGGAGAAGTATTGGTTCAGCTTCTCCCGCACGTGCACCTTCTTGGGGAACTCGTTACTGACCACAAAGGCCAGCGCCGACTTAATCTTCTGCACCTCTGGGAAGTGTACGAAAATGGCACCAGCCATAAGGTCAAGCTGCTTCATGTCCGCATACTTGGCGCTCTTGCCTGTCTTATAGTCAATCATGAAACCCGTGTGGCCATTCACGATTAGCAAATCGACGATACCGCGCCACCATACGTCCTTGTCGAAGAAGCCACATGGCTCGTAGCCAGCGTCCGTCTTCCTGACACCGAGCTTCAACTCGGTGTGCTTCGTGCCCTGCTTCGCAGCCAGTGGCTCCACGATGGGCCGCATATAGGCAAACTTCTCGGGGATGGGTGTGCCATCCTTGATGAACAACTCGGCAGCTTCATGGACTGCGGTCCCATAGTCAGCGGCTTCTCCCGGCGTATCCTTGACGTCCTTCACAACCTTGAGGTGGAAGTACTTCTTCGGACACTGGTCGAAGGTCTTGATGCTGCTGTAGGACCAAGCGGTCATATTTCTTCCTTTATTTGCCGCGCTGCGCAGCGGACTTGGGTTATGGTGTTGAGCAGGGCGCGGTTGTGGGCATCTTGCTTCTTACCAAGAGGATACACCGCTACTAACCTGCCGCAAAGCTTCACCTTATAGTGTTTTGAGCCATCTTCAACCTTCCATGGGAGGCCCGTATTATCTAGGGCCTCCCGCAGCCGCTCCGGCAGTTTCACCGGACTTT